GAAATCGGTAGAAGAGGGTTCTTACGTGGATCTTGTCCATCAACTAGATACCCTAACGCAACAGGATGGGGAGCATTTAAACAGATTTCTCTTGGTGATGGTACTCAGAATTGGGCGAATTCAGATTATTACGCATACCTATTGGGTCAACAAACATTCGCTAACCCTGAGGCAACAAACATTAATGTATTCGTTACCCCTGGTATTGATTATGTTAATAATAGTAACTTGGTTGAGTCGGCAATTAATATGATCGAATTCAGTAGAGCGGATTCACTTTATGTGTGTACAACTCCTGATTATGATTTGTATTTACCAACAACAACAGGTATTGACGGATTTATTTACCCAACAGAAGCGGTTGATAATTTAGATAACACAGGTATTGACTCTAACTACACGGCAACTTACTACCCTTGGGTATTAACTCGTGACAGCGTTAACAACACTCAAATCTATATTCCACCAACGGCTGAGGTAACAAGAAACTTGGCGTTAACCGATAACATCGCATTCCCTTGGTTCGCGGCGGCAGGTTACACTCGTGGTATTGTTAATTGTGTTAAAGCTCGTAAGAAGTTAACTCAAGAAGATAGAGACATTCTATATGTTGGTAGAATTAACCCAATCGCAACCTTCTCTGATGTTGGTACGGTAATTTGGGGTAATAAAACTCTTCAAGTTAGAGAATCTGCACTTGATAGAATCAACGTTAGAAGATTGTTATTACAAGCTCGTAAATTAATTTCAGCGGTGTCTGTAAGATTATTGTTTGAACAAAACGACGCACAAGTAAGACAGGACTTCTTAAACGCGGTGAATCCAATCTTAGATGCAATCAGAAGAGATAGAGGTCTTTACGACTTTAGAGTAACGGTTTCTTCAAGTCCTGAGGATATTGATAGAAATCAATTGACAGGTAAGATTTACATCAAACCTACAAGATCTCTTGAGTTCATCGACATCACATTCTACATTACTCCAACAGGAGCATCGTTTGAGAATATATAAGATGGTTTATTATTCAAATACAAAGGGGGACGAAAGTTCCCCTTTTTTTATTTATGGTGATATTTATTAATATGAATTACAAAAAAATTGTTAGAGAAGTTATATCTGAGATCATTCACGATCAAATGAAACCTACAATGAAGTATTATGCTTTTGACTGGGATGATAATCTAATGTATATGCCAACTAAAATTTATCTTAAAGACGATAAAGGAAAAAGTGTTGGTATGTCGACGGAAGATTTTGCAGAGTATAGAACCGAAATCGGTAAAGAACCTTTTGAGTATGAAGGACACACTATCGTATCGTTCGATGAGAACCCTTTTAGGGACTTTAATGTCCCGGGTGATAATCAGTTCTTAAAGGACGCGATGAAAGCTCCTACAGGTCCTGCATGGAGTGATTTTGTTGAGGCGGTTAATAACGGATCAATATTCTCAATTATCACAGCTAGAGGTCACACACCTTCAGTTCTTAAAAATGCGGTTTACAATTTAATCAAGAAAAACAAACACGGAATAAGTGAAAAAGAATTGGTTAAAAACTTAAGAAAATATCGAGAGTTGGCAGATGAAGAAGATTTAAGTGATGACGAATTAGTAAGAACTTATTTAGATATGAACAAATATCACCCTGTAAGTTTCGGAGAAGGTTCGGCTACCAACCCTGAAGAGTCAAAAGTAAAAGCAATGAAAGGATTTATGACTTATGTTCAAGACCTTTCTAGACAATTACAAGAAAAGGCATTTATGAAAAACAAGATAAGTAATTACTTTGTACCTAATGTAGGCTTTTCAGATGATGACTTAAGAAATGTACAAGCTATGAAGAAGCATTTTAGTGATGAAGAAGGATTAGATATATATCATACTACTAAAGGAAAGAAAACTAAATATTAATAAATTCTAGGCCTAGTAAATGTATAACCCAAAAAATATTTGAAGTAAATAGAAAAATTTTTATTTCATACTATTTATAATAAAAAATAAAACAAAAGTAAAAAAAAATAGATATGGCTGATTTGTTAATGAAAATGCCGATTCCTTACGAACCGAAAAGAGAAAACCGATGGATTTTAAGATTTCCATCATCACTTGGTATTAATGAGTGGTATGTTGAATCATTCGCAAGACCTAAGATGACTATCGCATCAAAAGAGATTGAATTCTTGAATACTTCAACATTTGTTGCGGGTAGATTTAAATGGGAACCACTTACGGTAAAATTCCGTGACCCGATCGGACCTTCAGCTTCACAAGCGGTTATGGAATGGATTCGTTTATGTGCTGAGTCAGTTACAGGACGTATGGGTTATGCCGCTGGTTACAAGAAAAATGTTGACCTTGAGATGTTAGACCCAACAGGAGTTGTTGTTGAGAAATGGATTTTAGAAGGATCTTTCTTAACAGGATACGATGGAGGTTCGTTAGCTTACAATAGTGATAACATTGCAGGAATCACTTCTACTATCCAAATGGATAGATGTATCCTTGTGTATTGATTTTTTTTAGGTACTACTAAAATATACCTAACCATTTACAATATTGTAAATTCCCATATATTTATATGTATGGGAATTTTTATTTGTAAAATATGTCAAAAAGAATGTGGTAACATTAATTCGTTAAGGTCACACTCCATTCAGAAACATAATATTTCTTCTGAAAAAATTTATCTTAATTACGTTTTAAATGGTGTAAAACCTAAATGTGAGTGTGGTTGTGGTGAAATACCTAGTTTTATATCGGTAGTTAAGGGGTATTCTAAATTCGTCCAATCACACCATAATAGAGTACCCGGTAAAAATAATTACCACAAAAATCCTGAAACTCATCAAAAGGCAATTAAGACCCAAAAGAAAAATTGGGAAGAAGGAAAGTATAAAGGTTGGTGGGAAGATAAAACACCGGAGACAATAAAAAAAATTGAGGGTATTAAGGATAAATTGAAAAACAATAAAGAAAGAGGTAAAAAAATATCTAAAAAATTAAAAGGAAAACCAAAATCTCCTCAATTCATAAAAAATATAAGTAAACCCGTTCTACAATATAATTTAAAGGGAGAGTTAATAAAAGAATGGGAAAGTATATCACATGCTAATATATCATTAAATAAACCACCCAATGCTTCTAGTATTTCTCTATGTATTATGGGGAAATATAAAAAGGCGTTTGGTTTTGTTTGGAAATTCAAAGATGAAACAACCCCAACCACTAAAATAAAAACTAACCATTTTAATATAATACAATTAACATTAGATGGTGATTTTATAGCAGAATATGAAAATGCTACAACCGCATCAAAGAAAATAGGAATAAACTCGGGTTCAATTTGGTTTTGTTTAAATGGTAAACATAAATCTGCGGGTGGTTTTATTTGGAAATACAAAATTGATCGTGAATCTTACGAGTAATATAAAACGTCATGTAAGCATCATGCGAGAAATTTGGCAAATCAAAACGGTGTTCGTATATTGACGTATAATAAAGAAATAAATATTATGAATAAAATAAACATAAATAGTCCGAGAGAAGCCATTATGAAAATATGGCATATAAGCGATACACACACCTACCACGACTTATTACAAGTCCCTAAAGGGATAGATATGGTAATATTCTCAGGTGATTGTACTTTGCTTACAGATCTATATGATAATGAAACTGAAGTGAGAAAGTTTTTAACTTGGTTTTATTCATTAAATATTAAGTATAAAATATTTGTTGCTGGTAATCATGAGTATGCTATTGAAAAAGGATTAATTGATAAGGAAACATTTAATGATTTAGGTATAATATATCTTGAAAATGATTATGTTATAGTAGAAGGTATTAAAATATGGGGTTCACCATTTACGCCTACTTTTGGTAATTGGCATTTTATGAAGGCAAGAGATAAGATTAGTAGAGTGTGGGAACATATTCCTGATGATACTGATATTATAGTAGTACATGGACCACCTAAAGGAATACTTGATTTTTCGTATAATAAAAATGGTGATTTGGAAAGATGTGGTTGTAGTGCTTTGATGAAAAGAGTAATTAAAATACAACCTAAAATGTGTTTATTTGGTCATATCCATAATTGTAAAGATATTATCAATGCTGGGGTTTTACAACTATCAAAGTATGATACTATTTTTAGTAATGGGAGTGTGGTTACTGATGGAAAGTTTGGTACATTGAGTAGTAATGGGAATATTTTAGAAATCAAAATTAAATTTTATGAAGGGGAGAATTGAAAAAAACAAA